GTCGTAACATGGGTACCGTGCAGTGGATGATTGTAGCTGCTGCTGTTGGTGTGTGTTCGTATGCGTATTATAAATATCGGTGTGCTGAGAAATCTGGGAATAAAACTGCTGAAGCTAAACAAGATTTAGAGCGAAAGTGGATGAAACTAAGAAATATTCTCGTATCTTGTGGTGTTTTTACTTGTGCTGTGTCTACTAATCAATCTTGTCAAGAGATAGGGAAAATTGTTAGAGCGCTCGCTGCGTCTTTCCGTGATGCGGAAGTTCTTGGTCGTTGTGCTGATGATGTTTTTGAAATTCTTGATTTAAGTGATAGTAAGACGAGCGAGAGTGATGAGGCACCTTCTGGATGTTTTCATGCCCCCGATTGTCCTAAGCATGTTAAAGGTGATTGGACTAAGACGTGTGATGTGCAATGTGGTGGTCATCACTGCACTCATTTTATCGAATGCGCTCCTAAGCTTGCTAAATCTGAAGGTTTGACTGATAAGCAAAGAGCTCTTTTAGCGAAGGCTGAGGCTATTATTAGCAAACATGAAGAGCAAGTTGTTCCTAAATCTGAAGGTTCTTCTAAAAAGAAATCTGAGAAGTTCTGCACTGAATGTGGGACAGATATTAAGAAGAAGTATTCTTTGTGCTTGGCTTGTCATAAAATAGCCAAGGTTCTTAGTCCTAAGGCTCCTAAAGAGTCAGAGAGTAAAGAACCTGAGATCTCCGATGAGGACTTAGCACAAGTGATGTCTGGTAAGATTGTTACTAAGAAAGCTCAAGGTAGTGATAGTGAGGATGATGATGAATCATATCTTCGTGATACTACTGTTGATAAAGTTTTTCGCTTCTTTCGTCCTTTGACTCATGGTCATGACCTTTTGAATGAGGATAACGATGCTCCAAGTATCCGTAGTTTTCGCTCTTCTAGGTCTAGATCTGTTATCGATGATAGTAAACCTTTGCGGGCTCGTCGGTGGTCTTTTAGTTTTTCTTGGGACTTTGGTTTCTTAGTTAGGTTTTACCATGCTTGTTGGTATTATAGTTTAGTTGTTGTTACGAATTTTTGCAACGGTTGTCAAACTATTTTTGCTACATTTCATGTGTTTATGCGTAATTGGTTCCGTGATGTTAAAGATAATGTTAAGCTATTGCGTATTGTTTCTATTATTTCGTGTGTATTAGCTCTTACAGCTGTTTTTGCGCACCTTAGAAAATCAAAAGGAAAACATGTTAGTTTTTCTGAGGGTTATTCTTCGGAAGGTGGCAAGGGCAACAAAGTAAAGCGTAAGCATAATCGGAAAGAACAAGCTAAAGCTCATAATCCTTATCAGGGACAAATGGATGCTGAATACCGTCGTAAGAAGGAAGCTCGTGAAGCTCGTGAACGTGAACTTGAAGAGGAGCGTGAGCGTGAAGAGGAAGATTTAGATGAGACTTTTCAGGATTATCTTGATAAGAAAAGCCTGAATAGACAGATGAATGAGGTCGATCTTGAAAAAGAAGAACGTGCCTGGGAACGTTTGTCTACTGCTCAGAAATATAATCAACTCCATTCTCATGGTCGAAAGGGTGAAGGTAAAGAGTATTGTGCTTTATTTTATCGTACTGGTAAATGTCCAGACGGTGAAGAGTGTAAGTATGAGCATCTTGCTGGTCCTCCTCGTGTTTGTTCCGAGTGGCGTCAACGTGGTACTTGTGGTAGGAAAAAGTGTAATTTTGCTCATCCTCCTGCTCAATCTACTATGGGTAAAGCCGAGTCTAAGAACGCTGAACAATTGCAAGTTAATAGTCCTGTTGTTAAAGAACCATATAAGTGTGAAATTGAGAGTGAGGATAGGCATGGACGTAAATCTCGTAGTAATGCTCATGTAACTCGTGACACTGTGGTGGTTCCACGACATATGGTTGCTGGTAAGGTTAAGGTCACTTTGATAGCAGATGGGAAATCATATGTTTTGAGTGATAAATCTTATGTTAGTAAGACTATGCCTGACCAAGTCTGGTTTCGTAAACCTTCTTCTGTTAAGAATAATACAGGCGTGTATCGTCCTCCTAAGATTGGTGAGAGCTGTATCTTAAGTTGGTTAAAGCAGGGTCAAACAGTTTTAACCGCTGGTATTGTTAAAGCTATGCAATTAATGGGTTTTGATCGTAAGATCCAGGCCTTTGATTATACTGGCTCAACTATGGATGGTACTTGTGGCGCTGTTTATCGTTCTTTAGAAGATGGCGCTTTTATAGGTATACATGGTGTAGGTTCTGAGTCTCCTAAGGTTTTACCTCAATTTTTTGGTATTAACTCTGGGTGGATTCATGAATTGAGTTCTTGGTCTGATAAGGATTCAGTAGCTCATGTAGAAGATATTACTTATGGAAATGGCAATGATGATGGCAAGATCTGGAGTAAGACTCTTAATGATCTGCCTTTAAACTAGTGAGGGATCAGTCAATCAGTAACCCTGATCCCGTCTTGTTTTATTCTGCTAAAATTTTAAGTAAATCTGAATCTTTTGAACTTTCGAAGATTCTTGAGGGGTATCCCGAGGAGTTCCGTCGTCATTGTATTGTTGATGGAACTAGTGATTTCGGTGAGCATATGCGGTATTTAGGTACTGTTCCTAGGTTTTTTAATCCTAAGGAATCAGACTTTGAAGATCCATATGTTCGCGATTACATCATATCTCGTGGAGAAGATCCTCAGAAATATCGAAGTTATGCTGTTGTACCAAAACGGCTTGAGGATTCATACAAATCTACATTACGTTATAATCGTTCTGAAGATCCATTTAGTGATGAGACTAAGAAGCAATACATTATAGCATTTGACTGGTTAGAACGGGAGTTTTCTCCTTTTTTAAGTGGTTCAACTTTTATGTTTTATGATGAGGTGCTTGAGTGGTTAAATCCTAAAAAATCTGCGGGTTTTCCATGGACGCAATTATATCCCTATAAGGGTGATGTGTGGATGAGTGACCATCGTGGTGAGTACGTTAAGTACTGGGACTGCTTGGCTACTCAGACTCCTATTCATTCTTTGTGTTCTATTTCTATTAAAGTTGAGGTTCGTCCTGTTAATAAATTGCCTAGGACTACTATTTCTATGGATACTCATCATGTTCAAGCCCATTTACAGATGTATGGTAAACAGAATCAGATGCTAGTCGACAGTGTTGGTCAACATTCGAGCTGTGTAGGTTTAAATCTACTCAGCGGCGGAGCTGATTTGCTAGTCGCTCGTATGTCTTGTTTTGGACCAAAGTCTGTTATGGAGATTGATGGGGATAAGTTTGATTCTCGGAAACGTCGTTTTCAGATTGAGCTTTTAGAGCAATTTCGATTTAATATGCTAGATGTTAAGTATCGTACTATGGAGAATCGGCAAAGGTCTAAGAATCTCTATGAGGAGATTATTAGTGCCCCTGTTGTTATGCCTGATGGTCATGTTTTCAGCCGTAAAGTTGGAAACACGTCTGGACAAGGTTGTACTACTCCCGATAACACTTTTATGAATTATACTGACATTGCTGTATTGTATCAAAAACTTGTTCCTAAGGAATATCATAGTTATGACAGTTGGAAAAAGTTTGTTAGACTTATTCTTTGTGGTGATGATCTTGATGTAGCTGTTGATGAGTGTTTGCGTCCTTTTTTTAATCCTGTTAATATACTGAGAGTAGCTGATGAGATTGGTATGGTTTATACTTTTGGGTCGATGGATTTTCGTGATTTCGATGAGTGTTCCTTTATTGGACACACTTATGCGAAAACCGAGATTCCTGGTTTACCTTTTGAAATGTATTTACCATGTATCGATTGTGATCGTATGCGAAGTAGTATGTTAGTTGATAATAAGGAGCAGACCTTGTGTATGACAGTTATTCGTGCTTGTGGTCTTCGTGTAGAAACTTTTGGTTGTCCTTCTTGTCGTGAGTGGTTTAGTTCTTTAATTAACTACTTACGAGTAAAGACTGCCAAAGATTACTCTGAGGAAATGTTAGAAGCATGGAAAAATTATCATCCTGATGCCTCTTTGTGGAAGCTTTATACTGGCAGATTTTGCGATGGATCTCGTAAATTTGCTCAGTCTCTGGAAGAACCGGTTGATCCCTCCCAGAATTTAAGTTTCCTTTCGCTCTACCCTTATCTTTGCACTTACCTTGTTTTTATCTTGTTATTAAGCTTTGTTTTATCTTTCGTCATGCCTCCTAAATTAGGTCTATCTAAGGGCCAAAAGAAGAGACTGAAGAAGAAAGCGAAGAAATCTATTGTTAAGGCAGTAGTTACTAATAAGATTGCTGGTAAAGGTGCTTATCGTCCTATGACTCGAGGTCGTGGAGGTTATTTTTCTGATATTGCTGATAAAGTTGTTGATGTTGGTGGTAAAGTTGTTAAAGGTATTGGCTCTGTTTTTGATACCGGTCATGATATTTTAAAATTGATTGGCCTTGGTTCTTATAAGACTAGAGCGCAAGCCTATAACAAGCACTACAAATCTCAAGCTTCTAAAGGTGTGAAGGGAGATGATCTCTTACGATCAATGCTAGAAATACAAAATCCTGAAGCTATGGCTATGGGAGAAGAATTAAAGTTTTCTGGTGGTGAGATGCCTACTGTTTCTCACGTTGAGTTTATTGGTGATGTTATTGGTAGTGATGTTTTTCAAACTACATCGTATCGTATCCAACCTGGTATTCCTGGCTTGTTTCCATGGGGTAACTCTGTTGCCCAGTGTTTTCAGCAGTATGATTTATTAGGTATGATAGCCGAATACCGAGAGCAGAGTACTCCGTATACTACTTCTGGTACTTTAGGTACAGTTATGATGTCTAATAGTTATGATGTCAACTTACCTCCTTTAGCTGATACATTGACTGTATTGAATAACGATTATACTACTTCTGAAGCTCAAACTGTATCTTTTATTCATCCTGTTGAGTGCGCTCCTTCTAAGTCTGTGACTGAGATGAAGTTCATTCGTACTTTGAATAATAGCGATTTGGCTTTAGAAGATTTTCGTTTGAACGATGTTGGTCTTTTTCAAGTATCTGTTGAGGGTTGTCCTGCAGAAGCTGTTGGTAAACCTATTGGTAAGTTGTATGTCAGTTATAAGATTCGTTTTCATAAACCTTCTTTGCCTGATGCTCATGCTGGTACTACTGCTTTGTTATCTTGGGGTGTTAGTTCTGATGGTGTTGCTACTGCTGTTACTGCTAACTCAAATAATTCGTTGGCTGCTTCTGTTGAAGTATCTGGATCTGGTGGAGTTGCTATGGTTAACTTACCTCCCAATATACCAGGGAATTTTTCTATTACTTTGATTTGCAGTTTTAATGCTCCTTATGCTACTTCTAATAATTATTTTACTATTGTTGGTGTTGGTAGTGATGTTTCGCCTTTGAATATTCTTGATACGTACACTCCTTTAGGTGGTGTGCCACCTCAAGCTACTACTTATGGGCAGAATTTTTCTGATCCTGTTACAACAAATGGCCAGAGTATGATTACATTTACTATTAATACGTTAGCTGTTTCAGCTGCTAACAATTATGTTACGTTTTCTACTCCAGGCCATAATGTTAGTGGTTATACAACTCCATTTCTTTATACAGTGTTGATTTTGCCTATAGCTAATGATATTACTACTTTGACTACGCTGTCTCGTAAAGTTATGTCTAAGAAAATCACTTAGTTTGAAGAATTTATGGCTCGTATGGTTAGTGCTTTTCCAGCGTTAGCTAGTTCTGGTAAGTGGGACCCATCTTCAACTCCTCCTAAGTTGTTAAGTGGTCATAGGTATAATCCTCCTTCACAGTTGTTTAATAACGTTTCTGCTTCCAGTCCGCTTGTAGTTGGTGCTAATACTCCAGTTATGGGTGTTATTGAAGAGGAGGATTCTCCTGTTAATGTTGAGAAGACTCTTGAGATTGATCCTAGATTAGTTTCTGTTACTACCACTAGTGCCAATGGTGCTATTAAGGTTGTTAAGTTTGCTGAAAAGTGAGCTTTTATGTTCCTTTTTAATCCCATTGGCTAGTGATCTTTTTCTTTATTTAGAGCGTGCAACCCTCATATATAAAAGTCCCCCGTAAAATTTAAAAATAAATTGGGTATGGACCTCTTTTTGTTATGGTACGTGTGTTGTTGTTCTTCTTTTTGTTTTACTTTATTCCTCTTTTTATAGATTTGTTTCTAGATTGTTGTTTGTTCTGTATACTATTGCTTAATTCAGTGTCTCCCCGGGATGTTGCATGTACAGGGGTTAGATCGCCCCTCGTGTACGCCGCCTGATATAGTTGTTAGATATAGACAAGCTTCTCCAGCCTTTTTTCTAGAGTTGCTTTTCTGTTTGTTGTTTTATTTTTAGTGTTTTACGTTTAGCTTTGGCTATTTGTGGTGACACTTTGTGCCTTTACTTTGCGTTTACACTTTCTTTTTGTAGCGTTTTATGTGAGCTGAAGGCTAACCTACCTTATCAATCACATTTTTAGCGTTTATCGCTGCAAGATTTGAGATTAAAGACGTTTGTGTCATATAACTCTTATTTTTGTCGTGGA